ATAAGCTTTCTACAACTGAAAAGGAAATAGGTGGAATACCTAACTCAAGTGAAGATATTAAACAGGCACACGCTGCCGCTATAGAAAGTTACATTGAAGAATACGTTGGTCAATTACAAGACGGATATGGAGATATGTATTTTCAACAAACATTAAAAGATTGGAGTGGTTTTAATATAAATAATAGAACCAAGTTTGATGCTACTATTAGTTCTGGCTTAGCAATTATGGCTTGTAATAAAAATAGATATAAACCAAATCCTGATAAAAAATACAAACCTATTAAACTAGGTATAAGTAGATATAATAACTCAGGAACAATTTCAAAAATAATAGAATAAATATATGCAAATTTCATACAACACTAATAGTTCTTTTCCCAGTCAGGTAGTACCAGATGCAGAAAAAGCTACTTTAGAATATGGTCTTGCTGTAGGTAGAGCTATAGAAGGAGAGTGGTTCAGAAACTATAGAGGTGGGGCAATGGGTAGTGGCTATGCCATTAACTATAATAACTATCATAACTTAAGGCTTTACGCAAGAGGCGAACAGTCTGTACAAAAATATAAAGATGAATTAGCAATTAATGGAGATTTGTCTTATTTAAATATAGACTGGAAACCAGTACCTGTTATTGCTAAATTTGTAGATATAGTTGTTAATGGTATGTCAGAAAAGTCTTACGAATTAAAAGCTTTTGCAGTAGATCCATTTTCAATACAACAAAGAACTAAATACGCTAGAGATTTAATGCGTGATGTTCAAGAAAGAGAATTAGCAGAACAAGTTAATCAAACATTAGGTATAACCATTACGTCACCTCAATTTAAAGAATTAGGACTAGAGTCCGATGAAGAAGTTAAACTACATTTACAACTAGATTATAAGCAGTCTGTAGAAATAGCAGAAGAAGAATTATTAGAAGATGTGCTAAATAGAAATAAATACGATTTAACTAGAAGAAGATTAGCTCAAGATTTGACAGTGTTAGGAATAGGTGCTGTAAAAACTAACTGGAGTAAAGAAAAAGGTATAATAGTAGATTATGTTGATCCTGCTACACTAATATATTCTTACACAGATGATCCTAATTTTGAAGACATATATTACGTAGGAGAAGTTAAAAGCATAAATTTAGCTGATTTAAAAACTCAATTTCCATATCTTTCAGATGAGGAAATGGAACAAATACAAAAATATCCTGGCAATTCAGAATATCTAAGAAACTGGAGTGGTAGAAACGATCAACAAACAGTTCAAGTTATGTATTTTGAATATAAAACTTATTCTGATCAAGTATTTAAAGTTAAAAAAACAGCTACAGGACTGGAAAAAGCTTTAGAAAAACCTGATACTTTTAACCCGCCTGAAAATGATAATTTTGAAGTTGTATCTAGAACTATAGAAACTTTATATAGTGGAGCTAAAATATTAGGTCACCCTCTTATGTTGAAATGGGGATTAGCTGAAAACATGACAAGACCTTTTGCTGATACAACTAGAGTTAAAATGAATTATAACATATGTGCTCCTAGGATGTATAAAGGCCGTATAGAGTCAGTGGTTAGTAGAATTACAGGTTTTGCTGACATGATACAGTTGACTCATTTAAAGATACAACAAGTATTAGCTAGAATGGTACCTGATGGTGTATTCTTAGATATGGATGGTTTAGCTGAGGTTGATTTAGGTAATGGTACAAATTATAATCCAGCTGAAGCTTTAAACATGTATTTTCAAACTGGTAGTATAGTTGGTAGAAGTTTAACTCAAGATGGTGATCCTAACAGAGGTAAAGTTCCAATACAAGAATTACAAACTGGATCTGGTGGTGGTAAAATAAATACGCTAATACAAACTTATCAATATTATTTACAGATGATAAGAGATGTAACAGGTTTAAATGAAGCTAGAGACGGTTCAACTCCTGGTAAAGATACGTTAGTAGGATTACAAAAGTTAGCCGCTAATGCATCTAATACAGCAACTAGACATTTAGTACAAGCGATGTCGTATCTAACTGTTAGAACAGCAGAAAATGTATCATTAAGAATAAGCGACTCATTAGAATTTCCTTTTACAAAGCAAGCTTTAGAGAATAGTATATCAAGATATAATCTAGCTACTTTATCAGAAATAAGCGATTTAAATCTTCATGATTTTGGAATATTTATAGAGCTAGAACCAGACGAAGAGCAACAAGCTCAATTAGAAAAGAATATCCAAATAGCTTTACAATCTGGAGGAATAGATTTAGAAGATGCTATAGATCTTAGAGAGATAAAGAATATTAAGTTAGCAAATCAAATGCTAAAAGAAAGAAGAAGAAGAAAAGCAGAAAGAGATCAAAGAAATCAACAGGCTAATATTCAAGCACAGGCAGAAGCAAATGCTAAAGCTACAGAAGCATCGGCATTAGCAGAGTTACAAAAGCAACAAGGTATAGCAGAAACTACAGTAAATGTTGAAAAAGCTAAATCTCAACTAGATATAAGTGAGATGATGAAAAAAGCTGAAATAGATAAGCAGTTGATGGAACTTAAGTTTAGTTATGATATGCAATTAAAACAAATGGACTTGCAAGAAATAGCTACAAGAGAAAAATTTATTGAAGATAGAAAAGATAAAAGAACAAAACTAGAAGGAACTCAACAAAGTAAAATGATTAGTCAAAGAGCTAATAACTCTGCGTCTATTGACTTTGAAGATCCTTTTAACTCTTTGGTTGATTCAACACAAGGAGTTACACCTAGCATTGGTGGTGAGCAACCAATGTAATTATTAATTATTATATTATATTATGTCAGAAAAACTTAAAGAAGAGAAGGTTGAACCTTTAAAAATTAAAAAACCTTCTTTTAAAAAAATAGAAAACAAAGAATACAAAGTAGATTTAACTAAAAAACCAGAAAATGCCGTTCAAGAGTCAAGCACAACGAAAGTGGATGTGGGCCAACGATCCGCAGATGGCGAGAAAGTGGGAGAAACACACGAAAAACAAACTACTGCCGTTGAGGGTAAAGAAGAAGAAATAAAATCTCCTATTACAGAAATAGTAGAAGAAAAAACTGATGAGCTTGAAAGAGAAGTAAAAGAAGCTAAAAGAGACGAAAAATTATTAGGTAAGCAATTACCTGAAAATATTGAAAAACTAGTTTCATTTATGGAAGAAACTGGTGGAACAGTTGAAGATTATGTTAGATTAAATGCTGATTACAGCAAAGTAGATAATGACACATTGCTACAAGAGTATTACAAGCAAACAAAACCACATTTAGATAGAGAAGAAATAAACTTTTTATTAGAAGATAAATTTTCTTTTGACGAAGATGTGGATGATGAAAAAGAAATTAAATTAAAGCGGTTAGCCGCTAAAGAAGAAATTGCTAAAGCCAAAAACTTTTTGGAAGAAACAAAGAGTAAATATTACGACGAAATCAAGTTGAGACCCGGCGTAACTCAAGAACAACAAAAAGCTATGGACTTTTTCAATAGATACAACAAAGAACAAAAAGTAGCTGAAGAGCGACATGATAGATTTGTAGAGCAGACAAATAAAATATTTTCTGATGAATTCAAAGGTTTTGAATTTAATCTTGCAGAAAAGAAGTTTCATTATAATGTTCAAAACACATCTAATGTTGTTGAAAAACAGTCAAACTTAAACACTTTTGTTAAGAAGTTCTTAAACAATGAGGGTGAAGTTGTTGATGCTGTAGGTTATCACAAAGCTATGTACGCCGCTGATAACGCAGATACTATTGCTAATCATTTTTATGAGCAAGGCAAAGCCGATGCTTTAAAAGATGTTATGGCTAAATCTAAAAATATAACAAATGAACCTAGGCCACAAGCTGGAGGTGATGTGTTTGTTAATGGTTTAAAAGTAAGAGCAATTAGTGGTGCAGATAGTTCTAAGTTGAAATTTAAAGTAAAAAATAAAAACAACAACTAAAAACATAAAACATGAGTTTTAACATAGGTGGGTCTTTTCCCGCATCAATCGTACCTATGCCAAGCAAAGTTACTGTACAAGACAATTATATTGACTTTCAGGAAGCTGGTTTTGCACAATGGTCACAACAATATCTACCTGAGCTTTATGAAGCTGAGATAGAAAGATACGGAAACCGAACAATCGGAGGTTTCTTGAGAATGGTAGGCGCTGAAATGCCTATGACATCTGATCAAGTAATTTGGTCTGAACAAAATAGACTACACATTGCTTATGACACTGTTCAATTAGCAAATGGTGGTGGTGGTTTTCCTGAAGTTACAGCAACTATTACTAAAGGTGCTAGTAACCCTACTACTTCTGGTATTAGAGTTGGTGCTACAATTTTAGTTTCTGATAACGCTACTGGTTTAGTTACTACTAAATTATTAGTAACTGCTTTAGCTAACAACGGATATACATTAACATGTCACGCATATGAAGGAGGAGCTTTACCAGGTGCTTTAGTAACTGGTGCTGGTTCTAACAGTTTATTTGTTTATGGTTCTATGTTTCCAAAAGGAAGTCAAGGAATGGAAGGAGCTCTTGAGCCACAGTTAACTACTTTTAAAAATTCTCCAATTATCATGAAAGATAATTATGAGATAAGTGGTTCTGATGCTGCTCAAATTGGCTGGATCGAAGTTGCTACTGAAGACGGAACTTCTGGATACTTATGGTATTTAAAAGCTGAATCTGAAACTAGATTAAGGTTTCAAGATTATCTAGAAATGGCAATGGTAGAATCTGTACCTAATGACAATGCTGCTACTTTTGGAACTAATTTTGGTCCTACTGGAGCAAATGGTTCTGCTATATATGGAAGTACTGGTTTATTTTCTGCTATAGAAACTAATGGAAATGTATACTCTGGTTTTGCTGGAGCTGCTGCTCCTGGTTCTGGTGCTTTAGGTGATTTTGATGAAATACTTAAAAACTTAGACAAGCAAGGTGCTATTGAAGAAAACATGCTTTTCTTATCTAGAGCTACTGCTCTTGATTTTGACGATATGTTAGCTGCTACTAACGGTGGATTTGCTTCTACTCAAGCTGCTTCTTATGGTTTATTCGAGAATGATGGCGACATGGCATTAAACTTTGGATTTTCTGGATTCAGAAGAGGTTCTTATGACTTCTATAAAACTGACTGGAAATATCTAAATGATGCTACTACTAGAGGTCTTGATAATGAGATTGATGGTGTAATGGTACCGGCTGGTACTACTACAGTATACGATCAAATGCTAGGATCTAATATCAGACGTCCTTTCTTACACGTAAGATATAGAGCTTCTGAAACTGAAGATCGTAGAATGAAGTCTTGGATCACTGGATCTGTTGGTGGTGCTTTCACTTCTGATTTAGATACAATGAGAGTAAACTTCTTATCTGAAAGATGTTTAGTTACTCAAGCTGCTAACAATTTCGTATTGTTTAAAGGAGCTTAAATAGTATATAATGTGGGGAGCAATCCCCACTTTATTAATCTTTAAATAATAAAAATTATGGCAAGTAGAATTAAATTTCCTTACAATGGAACTACAACAGCTGTTAGCCCTGACAACGCAAATACGACTTTGTCGTTAAACGTAGATGGTGCTTATGCTGTTACCCAAGATAGTGGAAATCTTTTCGTTCATTACGAAGATACAATGGGAGGTGGCAAATCACTAAAAGTGGAGCTAGATTACGTTGGATCAAAAGCTATCATCGCAGATGCAGCAAGACTAATGAATCTTATAAAAACAGTTCAACAACAACCTGGTAGTTGTCCTATATTTAAACTAACTGACGACGTCCCTGGTGTATCTACACCTGCAAACTTTAGACTAGAAAAGCAAACGCCTTTCACAGCTCTTAGAGGAGACGCGGTATAAAACAATTATTATGGGTTATATATTAGTACCAATAGACAAAGATCAACCATTAGCTACTTCAGCTCTTAAAAATGTTGCTAACGCTACTGGCGGTGGCACGGTTACTGGAACTGGAGCGTCAGCTGCTCAAGATTTAACTGCTGTTACAGGAGTTGGATCAGGTGGAAAAGTAACAGTTGCAAAAGGTGGTGATGCTACTATAGCAACTGCTACTATAACAGTTACTGTAGCAGGTGATAACTACTCTATAGGAGATGTTGTTTCAATACCAGCTATTACAGGTGGTACCGCAACAAAAACTGATGCGGTAGCATTTTACACTATAGTTGATGGAGACTTAATTGGAGATTCAACTGATCAAACAATACCAGTTGGCGATGTGTTATTTGCACAGCCAAATGATGACGATGAAGTTGATTTAATTACAAGAAACTGGAATACTGGAACTAACGGTGGCGCTAACGCAGATGTCACTAGTTACACTATTAAAGTTACTGGTGGTGCAGCTATATCTGACGAGGGTGATTTAGCTTATGACGCTGATGGCGCATTAGTTAAAGAAGCTCAAGGGCATTTAGTGCCTGAGATAGTTTGGAACTCTGCTGTTGTAGACAGCGGTAATTCTGGACTTAGCGTTACTTATACTGACTAAAAAAATAAAGATCCCGTTTCGGCGGGGTCTTTTTATTTATTATATTATATTATATTATGGAAACAAAAGAAAAGAAAAAGACTGCGCCAAAGGCTGCAGCAAAACCTGAAGTAAAAAAAGATCTTTGGGAATATAAAGATAGAAATTATTACTTAATGGGTAATAAAACGCCTTTAACATATACGTTACCTAGTAGGCACTCTCGTAGATTTAGTTTGGTTTGGTTTGATCCAGAGCTAGGTTATGAAAGAGAAATGAGATATGCTACTAATCAAAAATCTTGTTTTGTAGATGAACAACAAGGTCCTTGCACTTTAAAACATGTAGTTTTTGAAAAAGGTATGTTAACGGTCCCAAAACAACAAAGAAATTTGCAAGAGTTTTTAAATAAACACCCTCACAAAGGTATTATTTTTCAAGAATTTGATCCTGTTTTAGAAGCTGTTGATGAGTTAGAATATATAGAATACGAAATGACAGCCTTAAACTTAGCTTATGAAATGGATATAGATAAATCAGAAGCTATATTAAGAACAGAAATAGGTTCAGAAGTAAATAAATTAAGTTCTAAAGAGCTTAAGAGAGATATACTTTTATTTGCTAAAAGAAATCCAGTATTATTTATTTCATTAGCAGAAGATGAAAATGTAGAACTTAGAAACTTTGCTATTGTAGCTAGAGAACAAGGAATTATTACTCTAGATGGTGATCAAAGAACATTTAAATGGGCGGCGAATGGTCGTAAATTAATGACTACCCCATTTGATGAAAGTCCTTATTCAGCTATGGCTGCTTGGTTTAAAACCGATGAAGGACTTGAAGTTTATAACTCTATACAGAAAAAACTTAAATAACAAGTGATTATAATAAAGGTGGTTTAATCGCCACCTTTTTTTAAAAATATTAATATGGCAATAAACGTAAATACGGTATATACAACAGTACTTAGCATATTGAATAAAGAGCAACGTGGTTATTTAACTCCAGATGAGTTTAATAAAGTTGCTACACAAGTTCAATTAGAAATATTTGAAAAGTTTTTTGAAGACTACAACCAATATTTACGCATGCCAAAAACAGATGTTGATTATGCTTCACGTATGGATCACATATATGAAGAGTTTCAATTATTTATAGAAAGCAACTCAGCTTCAGCTGTAAATGGAAATATATATAATCAACCAATAGAAGGTACACCTGCTAATGCTAATCCTGTTCATAGACTAGGCTCTATAAACTATAATTTAGGCAAAGGTGCTCCTCAAATAGAATTAGTAGGTAGAAGCGAATATACACAGCAAACTCTATCACCGCTGACTTTACCCACTTCTAATTTTCCAATAGGTATATATACTAATAATAAGATAACGGTTTATCCTCCTTCTACAGGAACACCAGCTGTAACTGATGTAACTTTTAATTATATTAGAAAACCAAAAGATGTTGTTTGGGCTTATAGTTTAGGATCATTAGGACAATATGTATACGAACCTACCAATACTGGTACTGGCGTTATTCCAACTACTGGATCTGTTAATTTTGAAATAAGTGAAAGTCAACAAACTGAAGTTATTTTATCTATATTAAAATATTCTGGTATTGTTATAAGAGATCCACAAATAATTCAAGCAGCTGCTCAAGAACTACAGCAAGAAGAAATAAATTCTAAAAGATAATAAAACATGGGATTAATAAACGAAACTAATGCTCAATATTATGCTGGTCAACAAGCTTTTACTA